GCGGTACGGTAGCCATTAGCCGGTCACTAAAAACACCCCGATCATCAAGACACCAAACAGGCAAACATAAAATTCCGTGCGTGTCATAGGAACTCCGCTTTAAGTGAAATGCTGGGACGGGGGGGGGCCCGTCCCAGCTAGGCGCGTGGCCGGGAAACTTCCTTTCTGTTATCACGCGCCTAATCCCACATTTTACCCTCCCTGGCGTTGGATGTCGTCTTCGATCTGCGCGTCAAGCAGGCGCTCGTCTTCCGCTTCCTCCGGCCTGACTTAGGAGTGCCCCGGCACGCTGTGCGGTCTGATCCACTCGTAGTAGCCGTGGATCACGGCGTCTTCTAATTCGGTTTCTTTTATCGTCAGGAAACTGACCGTATGCAATTGAGGATCGAGGTCGTCGCGCGTTATGCTCAAACAGCTTAAGTTGTAGTTGTATATCGAAGAGCCGTTGGCGCGGAGGAATGTTGAAGCAAGGACACGCTCCTTGACGACAATATATTCGCCATATTGATTGGGAGACACGAAGCATGATCCGAGCTTACCGGTTCCTTCACTGTACTTACCGGTTCCGTGTAACGTTGCGCCTACGAACATTTTTAGACTCCTGTGTTATGGGACAAGTCCCATTTATACGGTTGTCTGACGTAACCGTCAACCCTCTTCATCTCTGTGCGTAAAACAAATGATCTCCAATTTGGGACCGTGGTTCGAGGGCCGTTGCCCATCTCGGCTTGACCGTAGTGGTGTGGTAGTGCGTGGCATCCTCTATTCCTGTGAGAACCAGCTTTGTAGACAGGAGTAATCTGGCTAGGTCGAGCGCCTGCCGCCATGGTTTCGGTTCGGATGGCCGTTCGGGTTTGCCATCGCAGTAGTATGAAAACTGGCACTGGTGCCTGATTGGGTTGCCGCGCCAATACCGGCCTTGTCGCACAACTTTGCAGACATCCGTCGGGTATCGCGGGTCACGAACGCGGTTTTGGATGACCACGCCGACTGCCACCATACCTCGCCAACCCTGGTTTCTCGCTTCGAAATACATCGCCTCGGCTAGGCAGTGCTCGTCACTTGCCGCCGCCGCGCTCGCGACAAGCATCGCGGTCGCCAGTGCTGCCAGAATTTTCAATTCCCGTCTCCCCGTCACAACAATCCAGCACTGCCCTGTGGCAGGCTGTACACTCATAGTGACCACGGACGAGAAGTAGTCGGGTCGAGGCACCGCACCATGGGCAATTTACAAACGTCGTAGTGCCCATTTTAGTCTCCCATTGGATCAACGCCCCACAGTTCGCCTTGCGACATTTGCGGCGGAAGCATAACTTTCTCGTAATCGAATCGCGTTTTGAAAACGTCGTCGATGAAAACGTGTTTTTCGCTGAATCGCAGGGCCTTGGCGTTGTAGGTAAACACTTTTTCTGGAATGGGTATGCGACCATGGGCAAAGTCGATTCCGCGCTGTGTGGGTTGCCACATGCCCGAATGTTTAACGGCAGGGTCTTCAGATTCTCTCCGGACGGCGAGACCCCACCATCGTACCGTGGGCAGTTGGTTGGTTCGCGTCAGCCATTTTGGAGCGGTGTTCGGAACGTCGGTCCACGGGCGTCCTCTATTGACCAACCAAATCAACGCTTTTGCCATGGAGGCATTAAAATGCCGGGGATAGATCTTGCCCCATCGGTCGCAACAGGGGCAATGCCCCCCGTTGCCGTTTATTTGGTACATCCAGTCTGTTTTAGCGTCCTCAAGTGTTTTCATCATCCTCCTCCAAAGCTTCTCGCGCCATCTGGGCAGGCGCAGACCATTGCCCGCTGCTGGACAAGTCGACAACGTCGACAATGTTTTGTAGACCTTGGCGCAGTTTCGCGATGCGTGGTGCGTCACTGGTTTTGATTGCCCGTGGTGCGTGGGGCGTTAACGTCGTATTGCGGCACATGAGGCGGTGCCATTTCCACAAGCTAACTAACATTTTTTTGCCTCACCATGGGACTACTCCCATAGAGATAGGCAAAAAAACATACGCCGTCAACAGGTTTGTTGTAACCCACCCCTACACGCTTACCTTTCGTTTAGGGGAGGGGAGGGTGGAAGCCCGGAAACCGAAACGGTCTTCCACCCCGTGCCGCCTCACAGCAGTGGGAGTCAATCACTGCACGTAGGGAGGGAGGGCCCAAGGAGACGGCACTAGCTCTCACCTGCAAATTGCGCCCATTACACAACTTGGAGGCTCCTGCCAAAAAACTGTGTCGCGGAACCCGCGACACCCGGGTAGTTTGCCGCAAAAAGATGCCACGCGCAATTGTCTTTTCCCGTGTGCGGACTGCCCGGAATCCATTTGACCCTTCCCACCGACACAATCGTCCGCAGAAACATCAAATAGGGAGAGGCTTGCATTGTGTGGACCCAGTCTGCGTCAAACAAAAGCCACGTTGGTCGGATTGCGGACAAATGTATTATTAGAGGATGGAGGATTTTTCTGTCCCAGGGCGGGTTCGTGATGAAGAAATCTACTTCGGCTGGCACGTCTTCAATGTTGAAAGCATCGCGCTGTTTTATGACGTGGACGGTCCCCAGCCTGCTGTAACTACCGCCCGCTTTTATGTCAGACGCTTCGTGGCACATGGGGCAAAATCTTCCGCCGTGAGCCACGCCTTCAAAGGTGCTTAACGCCTTCACCAGATCGCCTTTTCCAGCGCAGGGCTCTACATATGTAAAGCGGTCGGGAAGATGCGGAATAAGCGGCTCAACCGCCTTGACTGGCGTGGGGTAGAAATCCCGCTCCCGTCGCTCGAAATAGGACCGTTTGCCCACCTAACTGAGAGCTACGTAAGCGAGGCAAACGGCGTAGATGACGGCGGTAGCTATGACTGCCGTCATGTCTTTTTCTCGTCTTCGATGCGCTCACCAGTGACCTGCTCAAGTACAAGCGTGAACTGCCCGGATATGGTGCGCCGCTCTTTTTCGGCCAATCGCCGCAGTACGCGGTAGCTCTCAATCGGAACCACCACCGATTTCCATTTATCTGGGTTCATGTTTCAATCCTCATTCATCTGGGAAGTTATCGGATTTGTCGAGTTTCGTCAAGTTCCCCCAGTTGTCGCCTATCGCGATATCGCTAGGCGTAGGCACTTCCAGATTCACCGCAGATTCCATGATGGAGCAGAGGTCACGGGCCTCGGTCACTTCCGCTACGGAAAAGGCCAGTTCATCGTGGATCTGGACCAACGGTATCTTATTCTTATCTTTGTACACCGCAGCCATCGCGGCCTTTGTCTGATCCGCTGCGGAGGACTGAATTAGCTTGTTCAAGCTCCTGTAGGTGTACGCGCGCTTGATATTGTCGCCATATTCGAGGTGCGCCTCCTCCTTGGGGAGGGCGCGAGCCGAAACGAACAGGTTTGGCTCCCACAGATCAAACCTGCATTTGCGGCCAAGCAGCGAGCGGACAAACCCTCCCTTGTCGCGGTGGGCCACCTTACGTGTCACGGCGTCGGTCAGTTCCTTAACAAAAGGAACGTCGGCATGGTACTGGCGCATGAGCCGTTTGGCCTGCTCCGGTGCCACATCCAACTGCTCCGCAAGCTTGGTCTGGCCCATTCCGTACATGATGCCGAGATTCATGGTCTTGGCGGAGGCGCGCGGGATGTTGGCGATGTCGGCCACCATCTGGTGGAAATCGGTTTCCGGATTGGTCCGGTATGCCTTGACGAACTCGTCGGCCCCGGTCAGGCCCTTGTGCGTAAGGCTTGCAAAGTGGACCAGGATGCGCGGCTCCTGCTGATCGAAATCCAGCGACGCCCACTGCTCGCCCTCTTCCGGCAGGAACAGCCCGCGTATTTTTCTAGCCATGTCTGGATTGCGAGCGGGGATTTGTTGCAGGTTGGGATTGGACATTGAAATGCGCCCGGTTACGGTGCCGCCGCCGTCCGACCGTAGCTGGTTGATATGGCCGTGGATTCTTCCATCCTCTGTATAGCGCAGGATGCTGGACAGAAACGTATTGCCCACCTTGTCGTATTCCCGCGCCTCGGCAATCTTCTGGGCTATCGGATGTTCATGCTGGGCGAGGAAGTTCTTCGTGAAGGACGGCAGACCCGTCTTGGTCCGGCCATACGGTATGCCCAGATGGTCAAATATCTTGGAAATACTTGCAGCCGCCCAGAGTTCGACGGCGAGGCCGGTCTCCTTCTTTATGTCAGACTGCATGGCCTTGACGGTTTTGATCAAATCTTGGCGGAGGCGCTCGGCAGCGTCGAGGTCAACCCGGATGCCGCGCCATGTCATCTCTATGCAAAGCGGCAGGACGGAGGACTCCAGTTCAAAGACCTGCCACAAATCCTCCTTGGTCAGTTCGGCCTTGAAGACCTGCCACAGGTCGAGCGTAAGCTTGGCGTCGGCCTCGGCATACTCTCCGACAAAGCAGGCGGGCAGCTTGTAGAGTTCGCCTTTGGGGTCCACGCCAAATTCCTGTGCCGCCTCCCGGAGCGCGGCCTCGGACTTCATCAGCCCCAGATAATCATAGGACACGGAATTGAGCGAATAGCTGAAGCGGTTCTCGTTCAGCAGGGGCGCGGCCAACATGGCGTCGAGCATCTTGCCTTTCAGGTCAATGCCAAGGCGCTTGAGCCAGCCAACGTCGTAAGCCGCGTTGAAGAAAATCTTATCCGCCGGGTGGCTCGCTATCTCCTTCTGGAACCAGCGCATGACGATGCCCCGGTCGAGGTTCCCGCCGCCCTCGTGGGCAATGGGCAGGTAAGCATTAAACCCTTCGTATGCTACAGCAAACCCGACAACATCGCCGTGGCCGGTAGCCCAACCGGGACCGTGGGACTTGAGCCGTGGGTCTTTGGTCTCCAGATCTATTGCAATTTCCGTGATGCCGCCGGGCGTCGTGGGCAACTGCTCAATGGGCACCCATTCGGTTTTCACGCCCCATTTGGGCTTTTGCAGATTATTTTTCACGATGATCGTCTAGCACAACGACGCCATGGTTTCGTAGGTCGTGCATCCGGTTCATGTGATCGGCGTATGCCTCATCAAGATTTAAGTTCTCCACCTCCTCTTCGTAGCAGTCGTCACATAACACCCCAAAACCCGGATCGGAGACGTTCTCGTCGTTGGGATTGAACACGCCCTCGCCGCAGTACCCGCAGCAAACGGATCCGGGCCACATTTTTTCAAAGCTCATTTAAGAATCCTCACTGAACCCTAGACTCTGGTTAAAGTTGTCCTCTTGTTCCCGGCACTCCAGCGCGACTCCGGAGTACCCTGCTCCATCGACGTAGTTGTCAGCATTGAACTCGCCGGTTTTGCGTCGGGCTATTTTCATCAATTCCATCAGATTGGCTACATCTTCCGGTTTTAGCTCGTCAATATTGCACAGGTAACCATTCCACAGCATGGCAATGTTCTTGTGGTTCTGATAAATGTCTCCGTAAGCTTCGGCGCGGTCGCCACCGACAAGTTCGGCAGCTTTCTCCAAGGCTTCCAGGGCTGGCATTTATTCATCACTCCGTATTTTTCTGCGTTCGACAAAAATCGATAGGTGTTCCGCGAGGCTGATGCCCTTCTCCATGCCTGGGGAAATTCCAAGATCGGTGTATGCGACAACGGCATTTGCCTTTTCGTACCATTCGGCGGACGCATCAAGACCAAGCGCTCGTTGAACTGGATCTTCGTCATCTAAGACCTGCGTGTAGAGAAGGTGAAAGGCTATTGGCGATTCCCCCCTAGATAAACTGTCTAGAAGACACTCGCGGGCATACTCTAGATTAGTGTCTATATCACCGGCATAGGGACTTTCCAAGATCACAAGCATCCTCCTCACCGGCAGTAACACACGATTCATACGGCCCACCCCCGCTGCGAATCCTCGGGCATCTTCAAAACCAAGTTTTTCTTGGTCCTTGTGACGCCAACATATAGCACGCGGTGCGCGTCGTCGGGGTTTTTTTCCATTTCTTTCAAAGCTTTACCAGACAGGTCCGTGAACAGAAGGACGTTGTCGGCCTCGCCGCCTTTTGCACCGTGGATCGTGGACAGTCGGATCTTTGGCTTCTCAAAAATGTTGACGCCCCGGTTCAACAAGGCCGTCGCATAGGCGCGGTCCTCGTCGTCAATGCGGTCGAGCACCACGTCCCACGTGCCGTCTGGTGCCTCCAAACCAAAATGCGTTCGCAGCGTTCCTAGAGAGAACAGGTCCTGCTCGTCGGCACCCCCTAGCATCTTCTTTGCACCCCGTTTTAACCGGCCACTACCACTGGAAATGTGGTCGTAGAGGTTAACCGCTTCCTTTAAGGACACTTCATGGTTGGGTCTTTGTTGGAGGTAGTTCCATGAACCAATAGCATTTCGGACGTTCTGTTTAAGCGAGGGAGCGCCCCGGCGTTCAAAAAAATCGCCGTTGGATTTGAGGTGTTCAGCTAGATCATCCAGCATGTAGTTGGCCTGCGCCAGAACCAACCACTCTTGGTCAGTGCCAAAAGACACGCCATTCTCGTCATATGTTCGTTGAACGCTGCCTTCAAATTCTCGTGGCAACCAGTTCTTCTTCTGCCTCTTCTGGATTCTTCGGACCACGGAATCCGCAACCCGGTGTACGCTGCGCGGTATTCGGTACGACTGCGTAAGAACCTCAGATCCGCCTCCCAGCGTCACGAACCGGTCAATGTCTGCGCCAGCCCAGCGGTAGATGCCTTGGTCGTCATCGCCCGCTACGAACATGCGGTCGCTTCTGTCACTTAAATGGTGCGCCACTTTCCACTGTAACGGCGTGAGATCCTGCGCCTCGTCAAGAAACACGGTTTTCAAAATCGGGATGCTGCCGGGACTGTTGGAAAGTTCTACCATCATGTCGGTGAAATCCTTGAGCCCATTGACGATTTTGAATCTCTCGTACTCCGAATACAGGTGCTCGAATTCGTAAAATGGTATGGGTAGATTGGTCTGGTTGTAGGCATGCATCGGACCCTCCAGGGAATTCCGGGCAAGGTCAATCGCACGCATGATGGGATTGTTGCTTTTTAGCAACACAAAACCATCGTCGGCTATGTGCTCATTGCCCGACGAAGACAGGTCAACGCCCGTCTCCCTGCTAAAGTTCTTGAGGCCCCTGTCTCCCAGTACCTCGGAAGAGGTCATACCCAGAACCTTAAACGCTAAACTGTGCAGGGTTCGGAAGTACTGAAAATCGTTCTGGGGGTCCAGGTTGAACCTCGCAACGGCCCGGTCCCGTGCTTCGTGGGCCGCTTTCCGCGTGAACGCAAAATACCCGATTTCGTCCGGAGCCATTCCCCCTGCCAACAGAGCATCGACCTGATTCAGAAGAGTTGTGGTTTTCCCGGTTCCGGGCGGTCCAAAATATCTAAACATGGTCGTCTACCTTTATAGCGTCAAGTTCGTACCCCAACGCAGCGAGGATTGTTTCCACCTTGTATATGGATAACTGTCTGGGAACGTTGGCGTTTTCGTACTCCGCCACGGTTCGTTGAGACATGGATGCCCGGTATGCCAACTCCGCTTGTGAAATTCCGGCCTGCGTCCGCAACTCTCTAAGAATTGCGCTCCAGTTTTGTTGGGTGCTACTCAAAACGGAACCTCCTCTTCATCCTCAAACCGGGACTCAAATTCCTCGGTCACCTTAGCGAACGCCGGGATAGACCAGCATCGGACCACGCGGCCTTTTATTCGGAACTGCTCGGACTTGCCGTCGATGTCGCGTAGTCGCTGTGCAATTTTGTTGCTCCTGTACTCGAAGAATTTGTTGCGCTTCAGGAAAGCCTCGAAATCTTTCAGGCGGAAGTATGTTCGGCCCTCTTCTTCGTCGGTCCATGGGCGGCGAAGAAGGATCTCTTCCTTGTCTAGAGCGGACTGCATGTGCGTGGAAAATTCCTCCAACATGTCGTAGAACTGCCCGCGCAGAGACGTGTCGTCGGGAGTCGAAATCACGGCTCCCTCCGTGTCTAACATTTGACTCAGGAGGTTGTTCATCTGCGCTTCCCATGCTTGCCTTGTTATCGTCCGGGGCATGAAATTAATCTGCTCCATGCAAAGAATCTGAAATCGAGGTTGTTTTTGCAGCCCCTCGGTATCCAGTTCGACCGGGCTCCCATTCACGTCTAGAAACCAGAGCGGCGGTTCGGAATCGTATTTGCGTAGGTTGGCAACGCTAGGCGTGTTTGCGCCACCGCCGACTCCGTGCTTGCGGCTACGGCACAAATCCCGGTTGCAGAAGTTGCAGATTGGTTGATCGGCGCACTTGTATTGGTAATCTTTTTTCTTCACCTGATCCGCAACCACGTTGACCTCTTTCAGGTCTAGGGCGGGCTGCATGATCGTCTGGTTGTAGTCGAGGATCTTCGTTTCCCATTCATCGGGGTAGGCTTTTCGGAGGTACACTCCCAGGTTAAATAGTCCGTTGTTCCGTGTTCCTTGCGGAAAGCCCTGACGCATCAGCGCCTGTAGGCACGGTGGGCCATCCTTGAGTCTTTGGTCGACCTCTGGTATTTCCACGCTTAAAAGGTCATCTAAAGCTTGTTCGCTTATGGCGGAGGCTTCCGCTAGATCGAGAAACTCGTCTAACGTGGCCGCACTGCCATCTTCCTTGAAGGCATACCGCAAGCCGTTTTCATGGTCGAAATATGGAAGATTCAGAAAATTGCCGTTATCTCCGCGCTCCAAAACCAGCTTTATTTGCTTGGGAAAAATCTCACAGCCGCCAAACCCTATCTCAGATGCTATCTCTTTTAATTTAAGCTGGACCTTTTCTGCCTCTACTAACTCATTGAAAAACAAATAAATATGCGCCCCGCCTGATTTGCTCCTACAAACCACCATTGGAAGTTCCATATTTTTGATCGTGGAAATTATCCGCGAATGGTCCAGCGGGTATTGGTCAACGTCGATGGCTCCCCACCGGCATAAATTCTCCTCGTTGATTGGTACAACACCAATGCTTGTCTCACCCTTCAGGTGTGACTCAAACGTGTCGGCGGTCCGTGGTTCGTGGATAAACTTGTATTTGCCTTTGACCTTCCCCCGCGCATCTTTGTTGGTGAGGTCGAGGGCTCCGTATGCTCTGTTCAATCCACGGAACAGCCGTGCGAATCTATTTACGTGCTCCTGCATGGAAAACGGGGGAGAGCCATCCCCTCCCCCTGCTCCGCCTAAAACGGCGTATCTTCATCGTCGGTCGAGTCTTTTTCATCGTCACGCTGATGACGAACATTGACCTGACCCGACTGGATGCTACCCGCGAACAACTTCGCTTCCGCGTAGACCGAAGGGTCTGCTACAACCCCGTCTTTGCTGATTTGCCAGCCGTACCAGCTTCCGTTTTTATTTTCCTCGGAAACTGTCTCCATCTTCCACGTGTGCGCAAACCTCGGAGGAGTGAACAAGTTACCTTTCTGGTCTTTCATCTTCAAAGACCGCATGGCACTGTTCCACTGCTTGGACTTCTTAAACTGCGTCGATTTCATGGGCAACAGAGCCTGCTGCGTGATACCGTCTTCATCAATGACAAGGACGTAATGCTGCGCGGTGCGCTCTAGATATCGACCATTGCCACCGACAACGTAGTCCTTGTTATCTTCCCCCCTCTCCGTCTGGGGGATGGTGTCTCCGGCACTGTAGATCTGGTGCGGTGCGCCTGTACCGGTGCCGCGAGGCTCCCATTCAATGTACTGGAGGTTGTAGGCACAATTAACAACCTTAACGCCGTCCTTGCCTTTTACGATGTCCTTGGTGACCGTGTTGTAAATGTCTCCGGCCTTCGCATCGTCCAAATCGTCCAACTCATCAGACATTTTCTGCAAAACTTTCAAAAACGGAATTGCGAGGTCTTCAGACCCAAGGTCGTTAACACCAACGCCTGCGTCGGCGGCAAACATATCTTCCGACATGACCGCAATTTTTGCGGGCTTCTTCTTCGCTACGGATCTAGCCATCTTATCTTGTCCTCTTGATCGTTGCTCGTTGGGAAATAAAAGCTCCAAATAAATCAAGCGGGATGGAGTCGCCCGCTTCAACACGCTCCCGAAGCCACGCCTTCAAAGTCATTGGTTCGACCTTTTCAAGCTGGTTGGGAACAAAACCTTGTGAACCGCAAAGGTCCACAAACTGTCTTGCGACATCATCTTCTCCGCGACCAAACGTTACGGTCACGTTGTTTTTTACAATGTCTCCAAAATCGTGATCTCGGAGCCATTGGTAAGCTTCCTGCCTACGGTCTTTCGGGATCGACGCCGCAAAAATAGGCTTGACGGCAATTTCACTACCGTCTTTCAAAGTGAACTTTTCCAGACCCATAACTTCCAGTGCTTCTGGAAGTTGTTCATCCGTAATTTTGTGCAGGGCCTTTTTTGCGTCCTTCATCTGTCGCTCGGCTTCGGCAAGCTTCCTTTCCAATTCGGCAGCTTCATTCGCCAGACGTGCTACTGCGTCAAGCTTGCCTTCTTCCAGACTGTCTAGCTGATCGGTGCTTGTACCGGAATCAGAGGACATTTGAGATAGTAAATCGTTCATCGTTGCTCCTTGTTCGTTCATCGGCGGTTGACTTGACCGTCGAAAATGTTTATATGGGTATTACGCAGACGATGCAAGAGAAATCTTATCCAATGCCCGAATTTATTTTTAAGACCTCCCCATACGACCATCAACGTGAGGCGTTCGAGGCCAGCCGTGACAAGGAAAACTACGCACTCCTGATGGACATGGGCACAGGGAAAACAAAGGTTTGCATTGACACAATTGGAAACAATCACGAGCGACGGACCATTGATCTGGCAGTTATAATCGCTCCGAAGGGGGTTATAGCGAACTGGATTGGAGAGATCTCGACGCACCTCCCTGACCGGATTGACCGAGAAGTGGTGCTGTGGAAGCCTAGCCTTACTAAGGCTAAACGAAAAGAGCTTACTGATTTATCCCAGCCCTCCGGGAAGTTGAAGTTTTTACTAATGAACATTGAGGCTTTTTCTACTAAAAAAGGTGTCGATGTTGCGGAGTATTTTGTAAATAAATTCAAGACCTGCATGGTTGTGGACGAGTCCACTACGATTAAGAACAGGCGCGCAAAGCGAACTAAGTCCGTTTGTGACGTGGGCCGTGGCGCGGTTATGAGGCGCATTTTGACGGGCTCACCTGTCACCAAATCGCCCATGGACTTGTACAGCCAGATGGATTTTCTCTCCCCGGAAATTCTGGGTTTCCGGAGCTACTATGCATTCCAAGGCCGACATGCCGTGGTGCAGCGCAGGTCCATGGGCGCACATTCCTTTAACCAGATTCTGGGGTTTCAACGCCTGGACGAGCTTACCGAAAAACTACAAAACTTTTCCTACCGCGTCCGAAAAGAAGAGTGCTTGGATCTTCCGGAAAAAGTATATGTACGCCGCTCGGTCGAACTGACCAAGGAGCAGTCGGACGCATACACACAAATGAAGCACTTGGCGCTAGCCCGCTTGGAAAGCGGAGAACTTGCGACAACCCAGAATGTTCTGACGCAGATAATGCGCCTCCAGCAGATCTGTCTTGGGCATTTGACAGACGACGACGGTGAGACGCATCCGATTAAATCTAACCGACTTGGTGAACTCCTTACCGTTGCAGATGAGATACAGGGCAAGGCAATTATTTGGGCTACCTGGACGCAGGATATCCGCGCGATTGCCGAGGCTCTGCGCGACCGCTTTAGCGTACAAGCGGTCGCAACGCTCCACGGTGAAACCCCTGATTCAGATCGACAACAGATCGTGGAAACCTTCCAAGATCGTCAATCTGAATTACGTTTCATCGTGGGGCACCCTAAAACCGGCGGATACGGGCTGACCCTGACCGCTGCAAACACGGTGATTTATTTTAGCAACAGCTATGATCTGGAGCTACGGCTTCAGTCAGAGGACCGCGCGCACCGCATAGGTCAGAAGAATAACGTGACCTACATTGATCTTATATCGCCTAAGACCATAGACGAAAAGATTGTGGATGCGTTGCGAAACAAAATTATAATTGCAGATACGGTGCTTGGGGAGGAGGCAAGAGAATGGCTGAAATAGCGGGTGTGGTTGCCTTTCATGGATCGGCAATGCAGAGGATTAGAAAATATTGGCTGCTAATAACAACCTATTTCAAACCTTCCCCCGTAGGGGAAACCTCAGAGGTTGCGCCAGCCAAGGTGATCTCTAAGGTTGCGCCAGCCAAGGTAATCTCTAAGGCTGCGCCAGCCGCAGAGCAGGACGAGTACGGGGAATTCTATTTTCGCCATACCATACTAGATCAACTTGGCAGGTATTTTGTCATCCTCAAGCGTATGAAGCGCGGGGATAAAGAAGCCTATGATTTATACTCACAACTCGGCGCATATATATTACCGGAGAGGAAGGTTGAAGGGTATGGATGCGACGGTCTAGAACCACGATGGCTTGAACTTCGCCCCTCCTTTGGAATGGTGCTGCACGGCAGTCGCTCCCAACAGGTGAAGATAGATAAGGAAAAGAGATTCCACGTTCCTTTTGCGGTCTATTTTAATAAATACCGCTCGGATAGAGCACCGACTACTGTGCAGCCTGTCAACAGCGGGGATGTCTATTGTTGCACCGTATACTGGGACACGTTTCATGGATCGAAGAAAAATGGAATGAAACGTGGCGTTCCGACTGAATTTGCCCTCAATGTTTCTCCTAGCGGAGAGGTCCATATACTAAAGGTTCTTGAAAACAAAAACATTACGATCCGGGGGAAAAAAGGTAAGGGTAGAGGATCTACATTTACCATTCCGCAAAGGAGGTGGGGAGTCCCAGAATTTTTTGAAGGCTGGGCTAAAGAACACGGCGAAGACGTGCGACCATTTCTAGCGTCAATTTTTATCGAAACCGCAAATGCTCAAATAGCCGCCTCCAGTTCAATGATAAAGGTGAAAGCGTACAAGGGCCGGTTAGCCGCCGTATTTAGCGTTAACATCTTACGCACACCATATTTTTTCAAAGACCGTGATTTATATGTAAACGACAGAGGCAAGAAGAAAAAAATATTTCACATTGTGAAAACACATACCAGGAAAACAGGAAGTGTTGTTCGCACACATTTCCGGGGTATGCGGGAATTTAACTGGAAGGGTTACAGAATAAGGATAACGGTGCCTGGATGGCACCATGTAAACACACACGATTTAAATATCGGATCAACAGACGAGGAGCATGTAGAGGATATTCAGGACTATATAGACACGGCTGTATTAGGAAAAACCTTGACTGGTCTTGAGGAAGACAGCGTTGGGGGGTTTAGACGATGATCCTAAGACACGAAACTAATAAATGATATCAAAAGCAGTTGTCTTTGCCTTACTTCTGCCGTTAGTCGGCTGCACTCCGTTCGCCTCCGCCGTAATCGGGGGCGCTAGTAGTATTTGGAGTACGCACGAACGACGATCTTTGGAAAAACGTGTCGAGACTCTGGAGAAACTTATCAAAAAAGAGCCTGATTGTTTGCTTCTGTGCGAATATCCTACGCGCTGGAACTAGACAAGTTCGCTCCATGCCTTACCGTCAAAGATGTTTGACTTCATCCTCTGCGGATCTTTGTCTATGTCGTAGCTGCAATGGACCCAGCCGCTGTGAGGGTTCCCTTCTTTGTAAAATTCTAGGATAAGCTGGTCGTAACTACAGTTTTCTTTGACCCAGAGAGCCACGTCCTTGTTGTCGATCCCGGGGACTTCAAAGTCTACGGCCTTCCCTTCAACGTGCTGAGATTTGTCGGAGGAGCCAATCTCACGGTTCAGTTCCAAACCCCTGAACCCGCTGGTTGGTGAAAAAGGTGTGCCGTAGTGTTCCCGAACCCGCTCCAAGATCATGTTGCTGACCATAATTAGATTACGGATAGCCTCTGCGCCGGGGTTGTTTTCTATGCCCTTGCGGCTGGCCGTTTCGGACTTTGTCAACTCTTCAAGGGTGAAGTGCTCGGTTAGGATCATCCGACTATCTGCTGTGGCTTGCATTTAAGGGACATGATGCCTGATTTCTTATCCGCGTAGCCGCCGTGCGCGGCACGGAATATCGGACGGAATATCGGATCGTTAGCACCAAATATCTGCTGACCCCTTGCCATCGTTCCTTGGGCCATGGGCGCTGACCCTTGAGCCAAGAGCGGTGGTCC